AAACGTGATTAAAATTCTGAATAAAAACGGCGAGATATTAAAAGAGGTTGATGTTGATAGACTGAGCGGTGCCGACCTGAGCGGTGCCGACCTGAGCTATGCCGACCTGAGCGGTGCAGACCTGCGCGGTGCAGACCTGCGCGGTGCCGGCCTGAGCGGTGCCGACCTGAGCGGTGCCTGGCTGCGCTATGCCGACCTGAGCGGTGCCGACCTGCGCGGTGCCAACCTGAGCGGTGCCGACCTGCGCTATGCCGACCTGCGCGGTGCCAACCTGAGCGGTGCCAACCTGATAATTATCACGTGGACACCATGGACAACTTACATAACCAAAGGACATATCCGTATTGGATGCCAGTCTCACACGCTAGCAGAATGGCTTGAATTTTCTGACGATCAAATATCGAATATGGATTCGAGAGCTATTGATTTCTGGAAGCAAAACAAAGAATTGATTGTTGGTCTTTGTGAGATATTTGAAGAAAAAGAAGCATCAGGCGCGGAATCAGAAGCGGCCTGATGTCCATGAGAAAAATTATCCAGATAGTAGCATGCGGTGGAGATGCAACTGAAAACCCTTTGATAGGATCTTGGGCTGGTGATCGGATAGTTGTTCAAGGTGATTATGCTGATGAGAATTCGCGTGCTTTTATCAGCAACGTAGATGATTACCATGACATTTCAGCAGATGTTAAAGCAATGTTAGATAAAGTTTTTGTTCCCGATTAAAAGGAGAGCGTCATGAACATATTGAACAACATGCACCAAGGAAGTTATTCGCAAATATCGAATATTTGGTACTGGCTAGGCCGTGGAAAATCTTTTAAAAACGCATGGAGATGGAGACGGCTATGAAGCTCAGAATATTTGAAATAACTTTCCGCACAGCAGGAAGTAAAAACAAGATTGTTCACGGATTATTCCGGTCGAGTTTTGATGCGCACATGGCTACTTTAACGGCTATCGGTGAGTTGTGTTACGTGAAAGCGCTGGTGCTGTGATGAAATTAGCCGACCTCAACCAGATTGCCAAAGATGAAAAGGGCTTGCTAGAAAAAGCAAAGAAACTTGATGAGCAATCCGAATATCTGGCAAAAAAAAGAAACGATATGTACGTTTTGGGTAGGCTCATTAAGGAAATGGAACTTCCTCGTGCTGACTATCCAAAATTCTATGATGCTGCAAACACCGAGGTTCTGCGAATAATTAATTCTATGTCTCATGATGTTTTCCGGGCGGCTGAAATGAAATTCGCAGCTGAAGCGCGTGAATTACGCATTGAAGCAAAACTAAAGAATCAACAGATAAAGAACTTTTTACCTGATAGTGAGGTGTTGTGATGGGATTCCCTGAAATTAAAATATCACAAAATGACATAGCAAAGCGCAAGCGTGAGAATGTCATCGATCACGTAAGAACCGCAGTCAATGACTTGATTCAAGACCCAGTACACAAAACAGAGTTAGCCGGTTTGCTGCAGATTATTAACGAATCATTGGCTAAACGCTTGGTATACACCGACATCATGTCAGCAGAGCGAATGGCTCTAATGCGTGAGATACGAATAATAAACGAATCGATTGAGAAAATAGAGTGCGCTGCGGAATTAACGCACGAAGATAGACGAGATAAAAAACGGAGTACACGAAATGACTGATACCAGAATGATTTGGATATTGCTTGTTTCTGTAGTTTTTGTTCTATTCATGGACGATGGCGCAGCGCAAAGATGGTGCGATACGTATGATTTTTGCGAACACGAAATGTCGGCAAGCAATGAGTGATCCAATCTACGACAAATACATTGCTCAGTTTCGAGTACTTATCGAAACTTGTGGAGCGCAAAACGCAATCCACACTCTACAAGAAGCATTTAGATTAGAGAGTGAAGATCCAACACACCAGGCAAGACAGAATCAGTATTTGGCAGCAGTCGCCGAAGAAACCGGGAAACTTTATTACGAGATTGAGAAATTATGAGCGAACAAAAATTAAATGTTTATCAGCTTATCTCTGCTGTATCTGGCGATTTATGCAAAGATGGGATAAGCAAAGACAGAACCAACACACAAGGTAATGGTTATAAATTTCGCGGAATTGATGATGTATATAACGCAATATCTCCGGTCATGGCAAAGCATGGCCTGGTTATTATGCCTAGAATACTGAACAGACAAATAACAGAACGTGAATCCCAAGCAGGGAAAGCTTTATTTTATGTTGTTGTAGAAGCTGAATTTGATTTTGTAAGCAGTCACGACAGCTCTAGTCATACTGTAAGAACTTTCGGCGAGGCTATGGACAGCGGAGATAAGGCTACTAATAAAGCGATGTCAGCAGCTTACAAATACGCAGCATTCCAGGCGTTTTGTATACCCACAGAAGGAGACAATGACGCGGATTCTCATACTCATACTGTTAATACAAAAACAGAAACCACGAAACCGTCTATCTCAGAACCCTACCCGGAGGCCGCATGGATAAGCAAGGCTACAGGGTGGCGCAAATCAATTGAGAGTGGAGAGAAAAAGGCTCAGGCTTTGATTGATTACCTGCTTACAGTTGGCACTATAACTGATGAAAGAAAAGCTCTTATAAGGTCATGGGAAAAACAAACCGAGGACGTGCCGCAATGATCTATTTTGATATCGAAACTTTACCCTGTAACGACGACGCAGTTATTGCAGAACTTGCTAAGACAATATCCGCACCTGCGACGCACAAAAAGCAGGAAACAATTGATAAATGGATGGAAGAAAACAAAGACCAGGCATTAAAAGAGCTGATATCTAAAACCAGTTTTGACGGCATGTATGGCCGTGTGGCTTGCATAGCATGGGCGTGTGATGATGGAAACGTGCATTCGACATTATCTGATGACTCGGAACGCGAAGCGATTGAGCGATTTTATGATTGCGTGAGTTTCGATAGTTCAAATTCATTTTGTGGGCACAATCTGCACGGCTTTGATCTGCCATTTTTAAAACACAGATCAATTATTTTAGGAATCCGTCCACCTGGATCACTGCTCGCCGCGATGAATGCCAAAGCTTGGGACAACTGCGTGCAAGACACAATGCTTATGTGGAGCCAAGACAAGCAAAAACGCGCGTCAATGGATAAATTATGCTTGGCGTTAGGGATTGATGGGAAGGGTGATTTTAATGGATCTATGGTAGCTGAAACATGGCCGGCTGACCCGCAAAAAGTAATTGATTATTGCATTGACGACGTAAGCCGAACCCGTGAGATTTACAAAAGACTAACTTTTAATCAATAGGATTTTAAAATGAATGAACTAATCGTTATACCAAAAGAAACTGCACTTGAAGTATTCACTCAAACAAACGGACTAGATCAATACATTAGACAAATTGAGGATGAAGTCAATTCTTTTGTTCCTGATATCAGCACGGCCAAGTCACGTGCAGAAATAGCCAGCAAAGCTGCTAAGGTAGCAAGGATAAAAACTCAGATTGATGGAATAGGGAAGGATCTTGTCGACAGACTAAAAGAACAACCAAAACTGGTTGATGCTGAGCGTAAGCGTATGCGCGACAAATTGGACGCGCTAAAGGATCGGGTTAGAAAACCCTTAACCGATTGGGAAAATGCAGAAGAATCGCGTATAGCTGAGATTAGAGCGGTGCTGGAAATGATGAAGCAAATTCCCGCCGCTGAGTTTGGGGCTGTTGCCATAGCCACTCACTTAAAAAGATTAAAAAGTACAGTGATCGCGAAAGATCGGTTTATGGAATTTACAGAAGAGGCCGCCGTTATAAAAGATGGATTTGTTGATCGTTGTGAAAAGCTGCTATTGCAGGTTGAAAAACACGAAGCAGAACAGAAAGAATTAGAAAGATTGCGCGCCGAAAAACTAGCAAGAGAACAAAAAGAACGCGAAGAAATACTCGTTAAAGAAGCTGAGGAACGAGGCAAGCGTGAAGCAGAAGAAGCTGCAAAACGAGAAATTGAAAAAGTACAGGCCGCCGCATTTTCTGCACAAGAAAAAATCAGAATTGAAGCGGAAGAAAAAGAGCGCGCCAGATTAGCTGAAGAAGCAAAAAAAGAATCAGACCGTTTAGAGAAAGAACGTGCTGCAAAAGAACTTCAATATCAAAGAGAGCAGCAGAAACTCAGAGATGAAGCATTAAAAGAAGCTGAAGCAAAACGACTTGCACAAGAAGAGGCTTCACGAATAGCCGACAAAAAACACCGTAAAAATATTATTGATGAGGCTGTAAGCACTTTGATGGCAGAAGCCGCAATCCCAGACGTTACAGCAAAAGAAATCATTAATTTAATATTGCAAGGAAAGGTTAAGCATGTATCAATCAAATTTTAATATCCAATCAGGCAGTCAATACGAAGAATATTTAAAACAGGAATCAGCCGCATGAGCACGCAATCAAATTGCCAAAGGCTGCACGCACACGGATTTTTAATCCATCTTGGGTTTATGTATCCGCCAAATTATTTGGAAGCATTAGTAGCAAATGAACCAACTGTGCAGAATAAAACCATGATGCCTATCGATGTAATCCTGTCAAGATCAGGTCGTAAATTGAGACGTGGAATTATTGCTACAGTCAAAGCTGGATTAACTGATTCAGAATCTTTTGAAATTCTCAAAAAGAGAGGATTCGCAAAGAAATATAAATCCGAAAAAAACATTACGTTAAAGACATTTAAGCGATATATAAAAATAGCTCGTGATGTAACAGGAATAGCCAGAAAGCGCAAGTGTGACTTGATCGTTGAGTATTTTAATGCCGGTCTTGATGAGTCAGATATTTCTAAAAAGGTTGACGCGCAAATTGGTTATATCAGAACAATAATTTCAGGAAAAGGGATTCGATATGGCAAGCTTGAATCAGTGTAATTTTATAGGCCGAGTTGGCCGCGATCCAGAAACTCGTTACTCATCGTCAGGCGATGCAATAACAAACATAACTTTGGCTGTCGATGATTCGTATAAGAATAAATCAGGCGAAAAGGTTGATAAATGCGAGTGGGTGAACATAACTTTTTACCGGAAGCTGGCTGAAATAGCAGGTGAGTACTTGGTTAAAGGTAGCCTGGTATATGTTTCTGGAAAGATGGAAACAAGAAAATATACTGACAAGTCTGGTGTAGAAAAATACTCAACATCAATAATCGCAAACAGTATGCAAATGCTTGGCAGCAAATCAGATCGACCTGAATCATCGAGTGATGACAAGCCATCCTCACCAGACAAATCGCATAGCGGCAAATCTGGATCTGGGTTTGATGACATGGATGATGATATACCTTTTAGTTAAGCCCCTTTTAATTAATCTTCATTAATGTTACAATTCAATCCGGGGCTTACATAAATAGGATTGAATAAAATGAAGAAGTGTTTTAAATGTGGTGCGCTTAAAGAATTGAAAGAATTTTATAAGCACGCACAAATGGCAGACGGACATTTAAATAAATGCAAAGAATGTAATAAGAAAGATGTCAGAGAAAATAGAGTTTTAAAAATTGACTACTATACTGAATATGAAAGAAATAGAGCGAATCTTCCTTATAGGGTAGAGGCAAGAGAAGATTACGCTAAGACAGAAAGAGGAATTATAGCCAGTAATAAGGCAAAAACTAACTGGACTAATAATAATCTAGTTAAAAGATCCGCCAGTCATATTGTAGGAAATGCTGTAAGAGATGGAAAATTAGTTAAGCCTAATAACTGCGAATCTTGCGGATTAAACCATAGAAGAATTCACGGCCATCATGATGATTATAACTACCCAATGATCGTTAGATGGCTGTGCCCAAAATGCCATAACAAATGGCATAAAGAAAATGGATCAGGATTAAACGGATAATGAGCGCCATAAAAGACCAAATTGACACGGCGATTCACTGGGCAGATCGGTGCAAGTCGATACTCAGTAAAGATGATATTACTCAGGATGATCGAATAGAACTTGAAACGCTGTGCGCCATTGCAATCGAACTCATCAAGTCAGCATCACCACGAAAATTGCGCGAAGCTGGCCGGATTGTTGAATTGAGGTATAGATTAAAGGAAATCAAATGAATTTAATAAACATACCAAAAGAATAACAGGAGTCAATGATTTCGTCTTTCTGGTCTATGCTTCGCGAACTAGAGAGCGTAGCTGATAACGCCGGATGCGATGTTGTGCTTCGTCATCATGTTAAGTGTTATTACAAGCAATGGAATCGAATAACAGGCGACGACAAGAGACCAATATGGGAAACAAGGAATCTTTAAAATGACAAAGCAAACGATTGAAGTTGAAGGATTGCCGGAAGGAAGAGAAATTGAATTGGTTGAAATAATGCCAAGTGGTTTTGGTGATAAGTCAGGCAATAATTTAATAGCTACGGTTAAATTAAAAGAAATCCAGCCGCTCAGGATAGTGCTTGAGGAGACTGGAGAGGAGCGAAATAGGCCACGATTAAATTCATACACTTATTTTTACACAGATTCAGAAGGATTCGACCGGTTCAAAGTATTGCGCGAAGTAAAGGAACCCGACATCCGATTAACTAACGACGAGCCTAAGTTAAGTTTGAGTGTTGAACAATGTCATAAATTGCTTAGTAGAAGTTTAAACCATACGACAGAAGTATTAGATATTGTCAAAGAATTCATCAAGGAAAACTCATGATTAAATATTACTTAATAATAGCATCCGCCTTAATCATGCCGATGATACTTGCTTGGGAGTTGTGAAAATCATGATAAATAAAATACTTTGCTTCATGTGGGATCACGAGTTTGAAGTTGTAGTAACCGAAGAATTTGAGACAATATGGTTTAGTGGATTGAAAATTGAAGATTACACAATATGTGTTTGCAAACACTGCGGAGCGCATAAACATGACTGAAGGAATGAATGATGGCCATTGAGTTTCTGACTGGTTTATCCGGTGCAAAAAGAGTGCTGATTGATGGTGTGTATGTTGGATATGTCACGCCAGACCTGGAGTTCATACGTGATAGCGAGTGCAATTTTTACGTTAGTCATGAAACTAAAGAACAAATCCTATCAAAAATGAAAGAATTGCAGAGCGAGGTTAAGTGATGAGCGATCCTGAATATACTGGATTAAGTGTTAGTTACTATAAAGTACGCATAAATCACCCTACAGAAATTAAAGAACCTTATGATGTTGAGTGCAATGACATTATAGAAGCGCTAGGTATGAGTTTTGCGGAAGGCAATGTTTTCAAGGCGATCTGGAGAAGGTGCGCCGCTAGATCAGGGAAAGCAAAAAAAGGCTACACTGACGGCAGATATGATGCTGAAAAAATACTGTTTTTTGCTCAAAGGATTTTGACGCAGGAGCATAGAAATGACAACTAAAAGCTGCGGCACTTGCGAGTTTTGGGATAGAAATTGGGCTGTTAAGCAATCGATTGGAATATTAAGCGCAGAATGTCTTGCTCCAGTACCACATTCATTAATATACACAAGAAAAGCAATCATGCGCGAGACGCAAGGTCACGACTGCGCGGTTTACAAGGGAATTAAGGAGTAATTATGAACGACGAACATTCAAGCATGGCAATGAACGCAATTTGTCACGCAGCATCAATGGTGCAGGCTAGTATACAACAGGAAATAAGCGGATACGGGGAGCCTAGCGCGATCTACCGACCAAAAGTTTTCCCAGATGGCAATTCGTGGTGCGCGCTATATGGAGATAATATGCAAGAAGGTGTGTGCGGCTTTGGCGATACTCCAGCGGCAGCAGTTTACGATTTTAACCAGCGCTGGGATGGTCTAGGAAAATACAAATCCATTCCGCAAAAAAATAACGAGCCGCATGGATAAAAGGTTTTAGAGTGGACATTTGCATAGAATTTCGGAACAATTCCGCAATTCCGAGCTATATGATTATGTAAGGCGAGAATGACCAGTACTCGATATTACTGTAAACCATAGTGTAATCCCCCGACGATGGGAACCCGCCGGTGTATACAATAATAGGGAAAAATCTTTTGAAGTGGTGCGAGTGATAACCCCAAAACTGACCACCTGTTTTGTTTATGATAGTGAATCGTTCGCCCGTGTCCATCCGTGTTGCTATGGCTACAAATCTTCCGGTTGTTAAATCCTCTCTACCTGCTGATCGTTTTATCCAGTATTCAATTTTGTAGTCTTTACCCGGCACTGCGGTGCTCTCATCCGTCTGGCCGTAATCGATAACACCATCAGAGTTTAGCCCAGCAATTATACCGTTATTAACACCAGTCAAAGTATCAGTCCCGCAATTATCCAATGCCGCGCGGAATCTTAAGCCTGTTTCCCCTTGCACCTTTAGAACGTTGATTATAATTCTTGCGTCATTCGTGGCAACTGGACCACATTTAACGTCCTCTATCACCGACCATGCCACCGTCCATTCAACGCCAGCCGGTCTGTCTAACACATCAATCATATTAGATGGAATTCTAATCATCTTCGAGCAGTAGTATTCATTAACCGGAGACGTATCAAAGTATGTATTCGATAGCTCCATCACGAATTCACACTGCGGCAAAGAGCCTGACCATTCGGTTGCCGACCTAGCTACCTGTTTTATTTCTATCTCGTTTCCAATACCACCAACAAAAGTACTGGGTCTCGATGTAGTTACGAATCTCGTGGACAATGCTCCGGCTGCGTCAAGAAGATACTGAGCGTAGAATGCTTGTCCTCCGGCTATCTGCCAAGCGTCGTCTAACGTATTTACTCCGTGACTGTTACTGTCAGCGCCCGTAACGTTACCTGTGTAAGTCAGACTGTCGCCACTTGTTGGGGTGGCCAATGCTATCGTACCGTTGAAAAGACTGGACCAAATAATCCTAGCGTTGCTACCTTGAAGCGGGAAATTTGAGAAAGCTGGCAGCGGCATGCTTACGCTCCCGTGTGGTTCAGTTGTACCATAAAAGCTTCTAGCACAACGCCTTCATCAGTATTCGCGCTCTGCAAGACACCGTAACTCATGGTCATAACAGCGTTATCCATATTTGAGACGGGGTCATCCGCTTGCGATGCAGCCGATGATGCGCCACACCACTTAACGGACGAAGCGGCCCCCAGTTGGTATAAGGATGTAGAACTTCTACGCATGATTGTTGTCCAGTCGCCCAAGGTTTTGCTTGTAGTTAGTCCCAGACTTTCTATAGAGGTATCCGACGTGGTTCCAGCCGCGCCAAATCTGAGGGTCCGGTTCAGGTTAGTTACTACAGCCGATCTACTTACAACAGCCCTAATGTCCAACGTATCCCCGTCTTGCATAATGCACTTGCCTGCAACCGCAAGATTATTCACCGGGAGGGTGAATGAAGAGAGTATCTTTTCTACCGAAAAGTCAGTGGTATGCAGAACATCAGCGTAGATGCATTTAATATAAGCACTACCGTGCACATACCGCAATCTTGTGCCCGTGTCGTAGATATCCGCACCGCCGATACCGATGCCCGAGCCTACGCGATACCGCCAGCCTGGGTAAGTTCCCGCTGGGGGTACAAGGTCGAATGTAGCGTAATACATAGGGCCGCTTATCTGTGCCCAACCCGCTGGTGATGCGTCTCGCACAACGTATGACCCCCCGATTCCGTCAGAGCTAGTATGCACATCACTAATGTGTACAGCGAGTCCTGCCAATGCCGTTTTCTCTCCTGCGGTGAGAGCTACGAACTGCGCATAAGTATACGAAGCGATGCCTGTTATAGCTGATCCGGCTATCTCTAAATTACCCGTAGCAGCGTTTTGCTGCGGTATTCTGAGCCAGCCGCGATCCTCGAGGAACCCGTCAGAAAAACTTTTTTCTTTCATGTTATTACCCCGCGTAATCGGCTGTTAAGCCTTGTGCGACTGTGAGTAAAGCGCCAATCACAGAAAAATCAGATATGCCGTTTGCAAAACTGAATGTCCCGTCGCTCTTTACTCTTTTACAAAGCCAGGATGCATCAGTTGTTGCGGCATTGGCATTCATCGACATGTAGATGTAAGTGTAGGTCGGCGCTCCGGTCGCCGCGTCGACATGCCGCCTTAATCCATCATCAAAATAGGTTCCTGACATTTATTTCTCCTGCGCCTCACGGCGTTATGTTAATTTCAGACCTCAAAAACTGGTGTTTTTTTCTTGTAGAATTTCTTACCGAACCCACTAACTCCAAAATAAAATAATTCAGCTATTAGTCTCGGAGCGCCTTCTGAAATCATTATATCGCGCAATTCTTCGTTACATTCTTTGAAGCTATCGTCAGGTAGCAAACCTTCTTGAATAAGCTGGAATAGCGCATCGTGAACTAATACAGCTAAACGATTGCCATCAAAGTCAGGCGCACATGTTGCACCGTTCCAGGCGTAAGAGTTATAAATAAAAAGCTTTCCGTCGCCACCAAGAAATATAAAGCCTTGAATAATAGCTGGAGTTGTTGGTCTTAGCCTTGTTTGAACAAGAACATTACCTTTTAGCTGATATTTATAACCTGCGCTATATTTCATATTTACCTTTATAACGATAAACTAATTTACTGTGATTTATATGTTACTTTTGCTCATTGCGGATGAACTCAATCAAACCCTTCTTTCCTGCTTTGCATTCTTCAAATTGTTGAGAGCGTTCTATACTAACCCGCAGAACCGTTGATAATTTGCCGTCTCCAGCCTGAGTAAGAAATCCACACTCAGTCATCAGGCTTTCTGGAATTTGTCGTTTCGGTTGCTGTACTGGAATTGAAGAGGCGCAAGCCGTCAGCATCAAGAGCACACTCAATATAATCGGGATTCTTTTCAATATTCTCATTTACTTTATCTCTTATGGCAATATATTCTTTCTTTATAACCTCTTTCTCAACTTCTACAAACTTGATAATCGTATTGTCGCGAATAGCCTGAACATCAGCTTGCACTATTGCCGTATTTGTTGCTTCCAGCTGCTCGGCCTTAATGCGGTTTCCAGTGTGCTCGCCACCAATGTAATAAGCATATCCATTCGATAAAATAAATGACGCGAGTATTGCTAATAAAACATACGGATTTGCTATCATAATTTCTCGATTGGTTGAGTTGTTATGCTTCTGATATATGCTCCAATCGACCCATAAACAACAGTAAACGCAGCGTATCCGGCGGGAGATAGTAACACCTCGAAGTATGCGTTTAATGCCGCCAACAGAACCGTGATGATATTTAGCCACACTGTTTTTGATTTAAGGTATTGCAACATCTCATCCTATCAGTTTTTTGATAATATCATAAGCAACATATAAGACAGCCAAAGATCCACCCCATGATTTTAAGGTGTCAATTGTAGTAAAATTGTTTTTTGATCTTTCCACAATCGGCTGAAGCTCTACCCATTTTTCCAATGTTTTATTTGTCGTATGAAGTGTCGTATTCAGCTCAGAGAATCCTTTAGAAATAGCCTCAATCTCAAACTTATGTTTTAAGTCAAGTGCGTCGTGTGCATCATGCCGCGCATTACAAGCAGCGATATCAGCATCAACCTTCCTACGATCTTCTTGTCGTCTCTCTTCAAACATGGCTTCAACCTCTTTTTTATTGATAAGTCCCCACGCCATGTTATCCCCTTATTTTTAATTTGTATGTGATAAAAATCACACCGATTCATCTAAATTTCGCCAGCACGTTGTTTTCTTATTTGTTCTGCCGCGATAAACAATTGGTCTATTTGTTGATCTGTTAAGTTGAGCTGTACCTGTACTTGAGCAACAAGCGGGAAGCGCCGGTTTATAACTGCGGATCGGTCCCACCAATTTTTATCAATTGCGGTTAGAGTGTTTATGTAAGCATCAATCGTTTCGTACAATCCAGCATTGATAAGCGCCTCGCACGCCGCCGTCATGGGCACTTCATCCGGCACTGTTTTTGCATAAATCACTGCCGCATGTGCTGGCAGATAATCATCAAGAGTTACTAATTCATTTCCTACACGCTGCATTTTCCCGAGCGTTAGAGGCGGCATTTCGCCGTGCGCCCTGGTGTCCCAAAGCACTCGCGATTGATCAAAGTAAGATCCAGACTCATCAACATCGATGGTAATCTGCTCGCCCGTGGGTGAGTCGATAAGTAGCTTACCCATTGCTTATTTTGCGTACTGATAGCATTGCGTAGTCAACGCCATCAAAGTAATTTCCATTATTCATGAGCCGGACAACATCACCGGCAGCGGCATAAAATGTGCGTGATACGCACCCAATTTCAGCATTACTCACACACCGAGTAAGCGCTAAAGTGCCGGCATTTCCAGCAGTACTTATGCCTGTTGTGATATTTAATCCGATGCCAAAATATGTTGCTGCTGGCGCGCCGCCCGTATAATGATCTTGTGCAAATACTGTGTATATTCCAGCGCTTGGCAATGTAATTGATGTTCCGTTCGTTGCGCTGTGCGATACAGTTGCGGCTAGAGTATTGGTCTGAGTGGTTGTTAACAATCTAACGGTCGTTAGAGACGACCCGCTCCCGTTGCCGGTAATGCAAGTGGTTACAAGGTCCCCGACTTCTTGCTGTGTTGCCGCTAGGCTGATAGTCCAAGCGCCATAAGTCCCCGATCCGTTAATTTGCCGCACATAAACGGTCAATGATCCAGTCCCGCTATCGTAAGCCGTCACCTCGCCCAGCATCCAATTTGTTGCGGTAGTTGTGTACGCGATCTTAACGGTCATACCTTCAACATACGATTTGCTGGCTTGTACTGTGATCGTTGTGCTGCCGGTCGCTATCGTGTCATTGGTTGTGCTTGTCGAGTTCGTGCTGTTAAAGTTCATGGCCTGAACAACAGCATCAATCTCCGTCATGAATGTATCTAGAAACCACGTTATCCAGGCATCCATCAAGGTCGAAAAAGTAGACCTTACGTTACGCTGAGGTTTAGTTCCGGTGAAAGGTGTTAATGCCATTATATCGATCCTGTAACATCAAGTTTTAAAAAGCAAATTTTTTTATTGTCGTAACTTAGTTGGCCTTTGCCTAGACCAAAACAACGCAAAGCTGCGAATCTCGCGTCAGAAGTTGCTACGTATACAACCGGGGTATCGATTACTTGCGTCATTAGATCGACAACCGTGTCGGCCATGTCTAACTCAACGTAAGCTGTCAGCGACATATCACGCGCTGATTTTCTATGCACAATAGTGTTATTACCGAAATCATCAACACCAACATAACTGTAAGTTTTTGGTATCGCGAGAGCATTGAGTTGCGTGATTCCAAGTGGTCTTAAATCGCCTACTTGCAACATTCCGCACTCGACGTTTCCAGAAGAAATTGTCAAGGAAAAAGTCACTTCACAGTTTAGATAAGGCGGGATATCATCCAAAACAAAATCGCGAAGCTGAACAAATGGCGAAAAGAAATACTCGTAGTAATCAGGAGGATATGAGTTTTCTAACGTCACTGTTTCGGTGTAAACTGTCGTCCCGCCAGGCGCATCTTTTACTGTTACTGTCGCAGAATCAGCAAGTAGCCCGCCCGCATAAATTGAACTAATAAAACCCGGCTCTATGACCACGCTTAAAGATGTAACATTGCTAGTGACTGAGCTATTCTCGCCATCAAACATTTTCCAGCGGTTTGTGGCAGATACATCGATCCACCAAATAAACTGCCCGACCCGGTTATTTTGGTCTGTTGGATCGTGATTAAGGTTACTGGCCAGCGCGCACTCATATATGCGGTGAGTTGTAGTGTTGATACATCTATCGCCAATCGCGTAAGTAGTCGCAGCGCTCCATGCCGTGTAATCAGCCTCAGTAACCGTTGACGATGTAAATGTATCTGCATCGATATCGGCCGGGATCATCACGCTAACAATTGCCGATGTCATATGATTTCTACCAATACAGCGCCGCCGCCACCAGTTACACGGTCAAGTATTTCCGCTGTCTTTGTGGATTGTGTAAGGGTGTTAAACATAGCCGCCGCGTTTTGCAAAGCGATTTGCAACATCTGTTTTTCAAATTCGTATTGTGATTTCTGCGCTTCTTTTGCGGAAATATTTGAGGCAACAGAATTCTGCAATGAATTGATAGCGCCAATATTCAGTGCATTTGATCTTTGCAAATCTAACTTGCTACCAAAATTATTATTGTCTGATGTGCTTAGAACAGATAAAGCATTCTGCAGGTTAGGGTCAAACGGATTCCCGTTCGATACAATCGCGCGCGCCTGGTCAGTTGTCAGCGGGTTAATGTCATTAACTGTGCTGCTCAACTGGCTTGCGATGCTTTCAAGTTCCGCAATCGCTTGTGCCGTCTCACTTATGCTGTTGTTTAATCTTTGCCCCTGTTCTGTGTCATTTACATCGCGCGCAATGCTCAAGGCGACAGTCGATATCACATCGGCCGCATTTTCAACAGCGGATGCTGTATCAGTTACCGCCGCATTAAATTTATCAAGATAAATGAATACCTGGTTAATTGCTTCCTGGTTTTGCAGTAAAAACAATAATTGATCTGAGTTAAGATTGCCGGACTGCACAGCGCTGGTATATTGACTGCGCGTATTGATACCGCTCAATCCAAGCTTGTCACGCTCAGATAGCAGCGACTCAATAACCGGCTTCATGCGCTGATCATCAGTCAAGAAGTTCTGTGCGAATCCAGATACCATACCGGCAAACGCATTTGCTCCACCGGCTTGCTCTAAAAATGCGCTTCTGTCAGCAAACCCAAACTGTTTTACAAAGTCTTGCGCCCATCCTGATGACTTATCAAAAAGCAAAGCAGCCGCGTCGGTAAGCACGGAAAATTCACCGGATAATCTCGAAAGAGTTTGAATTGTTGTTTCGCCAGCATTTCTGAAATCATCGACATTGGGCAAAACATTACGCGCAAGACTATCGCCGATACCGGCTATCATTTCCGCGATGGCTTCTTCAGTTACCGTCTTACCTTTTTCTGATTTGATCTGCACTTGTTTTGTGAAGTTATCAACCAGATCAGTGCTGAAACCTAAATTCTCTGCAAAGCCATGCGCGGATTTATAAAATTCGGTTATTGCTGTGTCGAATATGGCTTGCTGTTCTTTGCTGAATTCTTCTTTCTGGTCTTTGTGCTTATTGCCAGAGAAAACCCCGCCCTGGCTCCTGTAAACATTATTAATGTCACCGGCAAACCCACCTGATCCAGCAGTGCCCTGAATAGATTGCTGTCTAAACTTGTACGGTTCGCGTCCAAAGAACCCGGCCAAGATGTCCCATCCAGCCCCAAGGATTGGGATTTTCTGCATGAAGTCAGTAAAGCCGTTACCAAGTGTTTTATCGCCAGCAAAAGCATTTGACATTGAGTTAAGAGCAAATCCACCAAGCAAAGGCAATGCAAACGCTCCGACACCTCCGCCGCTCATCATGCCGCTAATGCCGCTTGATAGACCGCCCATGCCGCCTTTGAGCATACTCATGATTCCGGCACCTGATCCAACATTACTCAGTAAGCTTGTGCCGCCAGTTGATCCGGCAGCGGCCACCGCACCAGTGCCCATACTGAACATGCTTGATAACCCGATGCTCTGCGCCAATTTCAGCGCCGCAAACTCCGACAGAATGCGCCCGACAGTAGATGCCACGCTCTTGACCATGCCCTTCAAGCCATCGTCAAAAAAGTTAAATATGCCGTTTGCTAATGAACTCTGGATATTGCGCCCTGCTTGTTTCCATAACTCAGATACTTGATCTGTTGTATTCTTTGTTTCTTCTTCTAATTTTTTTTGAATTGGAATTAAGTCAGCGATTTTCTTTCTTGCTTCGATCTCATCATTTATTTGCTTGATAATTTCCGGGTCTTGATGTGCCGACAAGTTCTCCTTGAGACGCGCAATCGTTGTGCGCTCGACAGCCTCCTTTATATCGATTTGATTTGCTTTAACTGAGCTAAGGGCGGATATCTCATCTTTTATAGCATCTAGTTGCTCTGCTGCTTTCTTTGTGCTGGCTTCAAAAGGTTTAAGCAAATCAACCCGTTGCTTACGCTCAATCTCAAGCAATTTTACATATTCATGCTCTAATCTTAACGCCTCGTCTTGCGCTTTATTCCTTTTCTCAAGAGCGTTTTTTTCGTCGTCAAGGGATTTTATTAGCGGCGCTTGAATCTTCCCCCGCTCTTTAGTTGCATTGGTCGCCTCAGCAACAGCCGCGCCGTTATCGCTCCATGCCTCAGTGATTGCGTCGATAGTGGATGCAAAATTGTTTGATAAATCGGTTTTAAGATTCCGTACTATTTCACCGGCTTGTGAAAACTCGCCATTTATTATGGCTCCCCACATAGCCGCCACGCCACCAAGCGCCGTGCCGATTGTCTGAAATGTTCCAGCTACGCCAATACCAACAGACACCAGCCCCTTCAAAGCTGTTGATAAAAACCCAGCTATCTTAGTTACGTTATCTCCATTATTTGCTGCATTCAGAAACTGATCCGCCAACCCCTGTAAAGTTGGTAACATTTCAGCGGCAACCCTGCGAGACAAGCCGTCAAAAGTTCCGTCAATTATTCCTAGAGTGTCATTAAATTCGTCAGCTTTTTTTGCCGTGTCTTTACTTAGAGTCAATCCAAGCTTTTCGGCCAGCGCATCAAATTCTGCCAGCGACTCAGATCCCTCATTCAGGAATGGGATTAGATCACTTCCAGATTTACCAAAGATTTCCATAGCCAAAGCGGTTTTTGCTATGCCATCCTCATAACCTGCGAATTTGTCTGATACTTCCGCCAGGATTTGCCGCGTGCTTTTTAGATTGCCATCAGCGCCGCGCGTAGCAATGCCCATTGCATCAAATGCTTGACTGCCGGACGCAACATTTTTGGATAATTTCGATATACTGGATTGAAGCTGATCAGCCCCTAAGCCAGACTGTTTGAAAGCAAGTTCAAGACCTGCTATTTGCTCGACTGCTACGCCTATTTTTTGACTTAACTCTAAAGTCTGATCTGCTGCATCGATTGAACTTTTAATACTGGCAGCCAAGCCGCCAAAAGATAACCCGATACCAGCCAAAGCAACAGCCGCCTGCGCAGCTCCGCTTGATAAACCCTCAAGACCCTTGTTAGCGGATGCAAACGCCGCCGCTGTAGAGTCTTTAGCTGTGATATTAATTTGAGTTGTTGTCATTACTGTGTTTTTTTAATATCAATATTCCATCAATTAACAACTCAATATCAGTTACATGCAGGTATTCCGCTATGCCATCGATCTGCGTGAAATCCAACTTTCCATCTAAAAGATTCCATGCCGCCACTGCCTTCGATTGCTCGTCATTTAAATCTACTGACTTGCCGCCAACCAACCCTCGGATTTGTTGCCAGTCAAGCCAGTCTGTTATTTTTTTTCGTTTGCAGCCCTTTTCTCAAAGCGCTCCTTAGCGTCTTTTAAAATCGCTGCAACAATCGGTTTGTACCATTCCGGCTTGTCTGCGATAGCTTCCGAAAAGTCATCCCGGCTAAATTTGATAGCCTCTTTGCTGCCGCCGTCAATCAAGTCAGATTCTTTTACACCTTCCCATCCATCGATATGCACCCGACAAACTTCCGCGTCTGTTGCCTGTTGTGTGGCGTACCGGCTAAACTGCTCAGGTGTGGCGCGCGTACCGGTAAAAGTGAGTTCCCCCACTTTGATCTCGATCTTGCGCGCGGCCCGTAATTTCTCAGCAATCGCGCTCATGATGCAAACCACTGCGGCTTGTTACGCAAGGTCAAACTAATTTGCGCCGTTCCTGCTGCGCCAACACCGCCAGAGAAGCCAGCCCCTCCGGAACAGTAAGCGTTAAATAGTGCTTTCTGCCCGCTTGACAAAGTAACCAGGAACCCTCGTCTTTCTTGGTTCAGATCCGCTGTGCCCACTTCTAAAACTGCGGTTGCAAGAGGATTTGCAATCAGTGATAACGTGCCTTTCTGTGCTGATGCGTGCCCGAAAACAATCTGGCGCTCATCGTCATGTATGCTCGTAACATCAATCTCATCAGGCGCGGAATCAGGAATATCAAGCTGCGTGATGTTGTCGAAAGATGCGCCGAAGGTAATTTTCTGTGCTGATCCACCGCTTGAATAAGTCGTGTAATCAGTCGAATCCAAACCTTCGCAAACAAATGAAACTGTCGTTGAAACTGACTTGACGCGAACAACGCGGTTATTGATTTGTGTCATGCCGACTACGCCATAAATTAAGATGTAGTCGCCGATTGAGTAATCGTGAGTACCCGTAACTACCGCTTCAGATACTTTGGATATTGCCGTGATTGTTTTGGCTGTTGCGAGTGCGGTTTGGATTTGTACTACCGCGTTGCGTAATACTAAGGCTGTTGCCATCTTTCTTTCTCCTGCGCTTCACAGCGTGAGGTTTAATCATCCGGTCAGCGCTTCACAGCGTTAGCCCGGCCTTTTTGCTACCCGATAAACACATCAGGAGCGTTTGAAACTGTGTACAAATCTTTACTAAAAACCATTGATGCTTTGCCTACCGGCTGATCTGGATGATCCCCCAGCACTTCAGTCTCTAATTTCGTGCCGATATACAACAAACCCTTTACAGTGCTGGATGATGCGTTCGCTATTGCGGCTTCTACCTCTTTGCAGATCGTATCCAGCGTGTCATCTAAAGAAGTTACCCCTCGCGCATAAGCGTCTATCCTGACTACAGTTTCTCGTTGCTGCTGCACCGGGTTATGCACCGTTAAGTTGCTGGCTTGATCCCCGTCAGTCGTTACGATTAAACATGGCAATTCGCTCGTTTGCAGCGGATAAACACGGCTTTGGAAAACGTTTGCTCCAGTAGTGGTCAAGCTTGTTACTGTATTCGCCACCGCCTCTCTAAGTTGCTGCCTGACGTGATTAGCCATCTATTGCATCTCTAAAATAAGCATTTGCATTCCGGTACCATCTGGCTCTAAATTTCTGACTAGATAAGTTACCGAATCATAAACTAAAGTCGATCCAGTTGTTACGCTTGGACTGTCTGCTTTCGCATAAGTAAAAACCGGTTTATTCGTTTGCACGAAATTAGATTCAATCGGTTCAAGCGTTAAAATTCCGTCAACCGAAGATCCGTCCAGAGTTACAGTAACCGCGAAATCACCGGTATCCATAAACACAGAAAGGTCTTCCGTAAACATTATTCTTTGCCTTTGCCCTTGCTCTTACCAAATACTTTTTTTGCTATGGCGTGTGTAATATCTTCCAGAGCATCATCAACAAGCTCGGAAGCAGTCTTAACATTGCCCACTGTAACTTGCTCTATAACCTCTACAGGTACCGGCAATTCTTCCACCAGCTTCATGAACTCAATAAGAGATTTAGGCGGCTCATAATCAATACCGATGATTTCCCCAACTTTGAACTGCACAGGGTTATCTATCCGGTAAAGATCTCCGCCAATCGGTGCAAGCATTGCGCTTCTGCGCTTTGCTTGGGATGCAGTAACCTGTACCACACCCCCATGCAATTGTATAAAGTGGCCTATTATTTCGTATTTCTTCATGATTAGGTCATTGTTACGTAGCAAGCGCGCTGCCAGTAGCCGTAACCCGCATTGCGCCATGTGTCGATACCCACAAGGATTTCTTTGTTCTTGAATGCGTGTTCTGAATTCTCGTCAATCAGTTGCAATGCTGGCGTTGTTTCAGCTTGACGAATCAAGGGCTTAATCGGGCTGTCTGTGCGGAAAACTGCGAAGGAATCAGTCCATGTTAAACGTGGGTTCATCTCGACTCGAACGGTCATGCCATTCATTCCGTTTGGATTGAGGTTTTGCGCAAGCGAAGAAGTCAGCACAGAACTTGTCGCAGCTGTAGCAACCGCCCACAAGGCGACCGGAACCATAACCAGAAACTCGCGCGCGTTGTCATTCATAGGCTGGCCTTGGTTGTCTTTGAACGACAATATTTGAGCGATACCAAGCATGATGGCTTGTTGCATTTCTTCAACGCTTGGGGCCGTTATGACACCATGCGCCGCCGCTGGTAATGTGCTGATGTCAACAGTAATGTCGTTGCTTTGACTGCCGCTATCGCCTTCTGAGTGATCGGTATCAAAGAAAAACTGACCGTCATAACATGCCGTAGAAGGAGCCGCCAAGATAAAGTCAGTCAGCAAGCTGCCCCAATGTCGCATGTCTTGATCAACAAACTCCTGAACACGCGCTTCGATCTGTGACGTTTTGTCACGCCGCATATCCTTGACGGCAATTGCTAGAGTGGCTTCGTAATGCTTATTGATGATCGTTACACTGTTGCCAGATAAAGACTTAGCCTGTCTTCCACCAAGCCATTCACGCATAGCCGGAGACTGCCCAAGAAAGGGGTATGTTTCGCTTGATTGGTCGGAATTAAAAAGGTTTGAAACTAAGTTGATCCATGCCGCGCCGGTCGTTGTTTCTAACTGCGCGTAATACATGCCGATGATTGCACGGCTTGATAATACACTTTGGTCTGCCATCTTTATTTTTCTCCAGCGCCATCACGGCGTTATGGTTTTAAATTGCAGGGTCACAGCTTCACAGCGTTACCCCGCCTCATTACAACTTAACTATTAAGCTTCTTTAGCCCAAGTTCCTCTCATTGCAGTAACTGCGTATCCATCAGTATCACCAAAACTAAGCGTTACGAAATCGCCGCGCCGCTGCGTTGCTTTTGTTAGGATTAAGTCTTTGTTATCCACTGCCGTCATGTCAGGACCAAGAATTGCATCAGCAGCAGCAGGACTAATAGTCACCGCAGTGGTTCCAAAAGCACCGATTGCCAGAATAGTTAATCCTGTCAAGCCATCAGCGATTGATGGGAGAGTTAGAGCGTCAGCGTCACCGGCATCCGTAACCGTAAACAATTTACCGCAGTCTTGCGCGTCGAATGTCTTGGTTCCGGTTAATTCTTCTCGGACCGTGTATTGAATCCAAGGATCTATAAAGCCACTTGCATCGAATTCAACAACCACAATTCCAGCAGATACAAATCGTTTGACGTAACCAACGAACACGCCACCGACCGGAGAAAATTGGAATGAATCATCGTCAGCCGCGTAGACTGGTTGTTTTAAATCGGTAATCAGTGCACCAGTCACAGCAAGCTGGATTTCTCCACGCGCTTTGACAGTTACATAAATTGCCGCAGCTGCACCGGCTGAGTTATCTGCCTGACGATCTGCAAAACCTACAAATCTATCTGCGGTCGTTAATGGTCTGGCGTGCCCTGAAGCTGCCACAACACCAACCGCCGCGCCTTCGTAGATGATGTCCGATGCAATAACCGGAATGTCGTTTAAATCTCCAAGCTCATAAGCTCGTTGTTTGTTTGCCGATAATGTAGTCATTTATTGCTCCGTAGCGCCTCACGGCGTATGGTTAAAAGTGTATTAGTGTTTGCTGCCGCTGATCTTCACGCTACCTGATTCAATGCCTTTAAAAAACCCAAGGAAGTTTTCAAACTTACCGAATTCACCACGCACGCTTGCATCAGAATCCCACTTAGCTTGTGCGCGTTCTTCAATCGGAAGTGTTTTGTCATCATCAACAGCAACCTCGAAGCCAGTAATTGCAGCCGTGGCCAATACGGCCGGGGCATTATCAACAAATGCTTTTGCATGGCTTGCTTGCTGTTTTTTCTGCTCTGCGATAATCGCCATAGCGACATCAGCGCCAGTTGACTTGCCATCCAGCTTCATATTGTCAACAATCGCCTCGAATCCAAGCAATGAAGATGCTTCACATGATGCAATACGATCACGCTCCGCTTTCGCGCCTTCCGCTTGCAGTTCTGCAACGATGCTAGGGAATTGTTCTTTAATTGCTGAAATATCCAATTTGATAACCTCCTGTGTTTGAGCCACTGGCTCCGCTTGTGCTTCCGCTTTTTTAGTAGTCACTGGCCAAACTCCTGTTTGCATGTTTAAAATAGTTGTTTCAAGTGTTGCAATGTGATCGATCATGCCGCGTGCTTGTGCGTCAGAACTTAAAAATATTCTGCCTTCCGCCATATCTTCTAAAACCGTTTGCGAATCTACTCCACGATTTGCGGCAACTGCATCAACAAAGATCGTATAAAGCTGATCCATCTCGTTTTGTATGTAAGCTTTACCGTCTTTTGATAATGGCGCATTCTCGCTTGTTATGGCTTTATACTTACCTGCGTAAATATCAGTTACTTTTATACCGTCTTTTTCGTTTGCTTTTGAAACATCAATATGCGATGTACGCACACCAATTGATCCGATTCGAGTAGTCGCAGACGAAGAAACAATTTCACTGGCTGCCGATCCGATCCAGTAAGCAGCGCTCGCCATTAGTCCATCAGCAAAAGCCACAACCGGCTTATACTCTTTAGCCATGCTCACGATATCAGCAAGATTTTGCGTACCATCCACCGTCCCACCTGGTGAATCAATATGCAGCAGGATTGAATTGACTTCTGAATCTGATAAAGCCGCTTTGATATCGCGCTCTATTAATTGAGTCGATGCCCCACCAGAAATCTGTGACATCATGTTGAATTTCTTTCCGATCACTCCGGATACAGGAATTACCGCTACACCGCCTTGATTGATATAACCGCCATGCTGATCATTTGCGAGCGGTCTACCTAATCGCTCCTCAATTGCTTCGATATCAATATTTTCACCACGCACGCGCGCAGTATAAAAAGCCTGAATCTCAAGCAGTTTTTCAGGTAAGATCGCCCAAGGTGCAGTGATTATGTCAGTAACGTGCATTCATAAACCTTTTAGATTTGTGCAGCGTACAGCTATTTACTATGTATTTTTAGGGGTAAAATACTAACTCAACTTTGTGGCGGCAATGTCTGCCTAAATGGCTGCACTTCCTGAACCAAGTCATCCTCTTTTCTCATTGCCTGTTCTTTTGTAAGCTGTTTATGATTCGCCTCCCAGTCTCCGCCATCGTAAGCAATTGACTCTTTTTCCCGAGTGCTGATACCCAAATCAATCCGCTCTTTAGCTGCGTTCACTTCTTTTTCAGGGTCAATGCTTCCGGGGCTGTCTCCAATCCATAGGCAGCGCGTGTATGCTTGACGAATTCTTATATCTGAGAAAAATCCGGGTGCAGAAATACGACCAAGCGATACAGCTTCTTCAAACCACAAATCTTTGATAGGCTCACAAAAATTAGTGGCCATGAAATCACGCCGGATTCTGACAATGCGCCAAAAATCCAACATCGCCGCACGGCTTGCAGAGTAGCTACTGGAAAAATGCTTGATTAAAACTTCAAAAGGGATTTCAAGCGTTGCGCCTACCTGCTTGATCATCGACAAAAAGAAAGGATCAAAATTAACGTTCGGCCTGCCTAAATCTGGCGTTTCTGCACTCTCGCCTGGCAGCAAGTTAACAACTTTCCCGGGTCCGTCTAAGTCTGTAGAAACTTCACCATTCCATGATGTGGCGTTGTTTAAATATTGAGTGCTACTCTCGCCCTCAAATAGGGATTGGAAAGCCTCCGCATCCATTTTAATAAACACGGCAAATGCTGCGGATATAACAGCAGCTTGCAACTCTGCCTCAGAGTATCTGGATAGTTGTTTTAGATGCTCAATAACCGGCGATAAATAAGGAACTCCGCGCACTTGGCCGGGTCTACGTTTGTCGAATAGATGTAAAACATTGCGCCGCCCGTTCTTGCCGTATGCTTCAACCTCCACCCATTCCATTGATTTTTTATTGAGTACACCTGGGTGTTGTTTTGATATCGAGTAACTGACTGGTGCGCCGTTTGCATCAAGATTAACCCCGGCCACCTTGTCGGAAGTATCAATCTTTCTGTCTTTGTTGGATAATCGATCTGCTTCTACAAGTTGGATTGCAAGCGAATAAGGGCTGTTTCGTTTTAATGCGGGTGTTAGCGCTAGCACATCGCCAGACTCAAGCATTGACCGCAAAGCGAGCGACTGGATGCCGTAAAAGTTCATATTTCTTGCTGCATCGCAATCGTGAGAATTGCACCAAAGCAGCCACTCAGCCTCGACCTCTCGTTTCCACTCGTCGGCCTGTTCGTCGCTCATGCCCAAATACTTTGTATCTGGATTGAGTTTCATCGACAAGCCGGTTCCGATCACGTTTGAAACAACGGTATTGATCGCCGCTCCGCCTATGGGTGCATTTCTCGCTAGATCACGCGAGCGGGTGCGCAGTGTCGGCAAATCGTAAACGGTATCTGAATTCGCATCTCCAGAATAAGGATTCCAGTTTTTTAACGCCGGTCTTGAGAGTGATCCGCCGGTATGACTGCCGGATAATGCCAAAGCAGCGCGCGCCTTGTAGCGATTTACTGCGGATTCCGGGCTGAAAAAACCAATCGCACGGTCAATAATGTTAAGTTTTGGCTTATCCATTACCACCTCGGGGCAAGTGTTCGCGATCTTCCGATTCCGCTGGCAGTATTGGTAAGTTCTTTAACCTTTCTGTCCCAATAATCCATGCCATCACGAATTTCCGCAAGATTGGCGCGCGTTAACCGCCTTCCTGAGATTTCATATGCTTGACCTTGCAAAACTTTGGTTTCTGCTGCAACGTATGCCGCAAGCTGTGTTTCAGCCTGGGTAAGTGTAATTCCAGCCATGTAATCGCTCCATTTTGGAGCTAAACTACATGTTTTGGGTGTGTATTTTTAGGGGTAAATTACAGCTTTGCGATGTGTTTTCTTATCATATAAACATACGTCTCGCATATTTCAGCCTGTTTTGCTGCCTCTTTTAGCGACTTACCCTCTTTAAGTTTTTCCAGTGCAATCGCTTTCCTTTTCTCGATATCTCGTTTTTTTGAGATATAAGGCTCCGTGCCGCCCCAATCTTGCCGGATGCTTGTCTCAGCATCTTCCAGTTTTACAAAAATCTGCCCTTTGAACTCATCGCCAAGAATGGCTTTGACACGCGTAAATATGTCGTCAACAATATCATTCTCTTTTTTCATGCTCGCGCCCAGTTGGTTAGAGAAATCTTGCCCGGTGTTGTGATAGTTTGGTTATTTTGAGCCATTAGATCCCAGTCTTTAGCGGTGTATCGGTGCGCCCTGATCGATGGATGGTGCAGGATTGCGTAATTGTATATAAGCGTATCAAGTGGCTCGTTTCTTACTCCTGGCTTTGGGATAAATCGCTTCGTTTTGCGGTCGAATGTTTCTGATAATATTCCGGCAAAATATTCTGGCGGCAATTCTTTTGAAAATCTTATTAAGCGCTCATCAGGTTCTTTCTCCGAGTCATTCTTGAGTTTTGAAAACACGTCATGCTTTAAATCGACCGTGCCCACGCCGTATTGAATGAGTATTTTCTTCTTCGCTATGCCTTTCCATATCACATCAACCGCTTGCCCTTTTTTCAAGGCTGGCGCGTCAATTCTTGTTGAGCCAAATAAAGCAATAGGATTGCGAATAAGGTTTGATCTGACGTAATGCCGCACAGCGTGCGTTCTGTGCCCTCCGGTATCGATTCCAGTGGCGATTATTGGCATAATCCGGCCTGATTCGTGTTTAATTCCTGCGTTAATGTATTCAGTCAGCATATTCCAAACTTCATCATTAGCAGGGTCACCAGGGAATTCCACGTAATCCAAAACCCAGGCCGATAAATTGCGCCACCATCCCATAACTTGCACAGCAAGCCGGTTATCTTGGGTATCAACCGCCGCAGTGACAAACAATACCTTGTCAGGCGCAAGGCGTAGCGGGTAATGTTCTGCACGTTCTAGCAGCGACTCGTAGCTGATGACCTGAATTGATCGCTTCCAGGTGCGCGCAAGCTTGGTATTGTAGAAAACGACCATTTCAGAATCGTTTCCCTTATCCATTAAATCCTGCGCAGATTTGTAATCCTGCATCACACTATCCCAAGACTTCCATCAGTATGGCAAAAACAAGCCAGAGGCATGAAATGATTCGTC